CTTATGCGTAAGGGCTATCGCCAAGTACGCTTGTATCCCAAGCTGCCTTGAGTGCTGCAATGTTAGCAGCATTAGTGATTGCAGAAGCTGCAGGTGCATCACGAAGGGCTGTCTTTGCAGAGGCAATTGCACTGGTATCCGCACTGGTTTCTAGTGCTTTCATTAGTTCTACGTCCTTTGCTTCAAGCAACGGCTTACGTGCTTCACGAACTTTGTCACGGAAGATTGCCCGTGCTGCATCCATGTCTTCACTAATCACGCTTCCATTCAGAGACCATGCACCACGAAAGTGACGGTCAGAAGGAACGGTAGCTGTGGAAGCATCAATCTGATTTCCGTCCTTATCTACGATGTATGTTGTTGCCATTAGGTTTCTCCTCTTAGGCTGCGATATCAGTGGCAGTTAAGTCTTCAGTTATCTTCCAAGCATTGCGCCACTCTCTAGTGCTTGGTAACTGTTCCTTGCGGCAGATAACCATCTTTGGTTTATTGCCTGTATCCCAGTTCTGCCACACGTGCTGTGGGCAGTCTTTCATAATTAAGTATTCAATAGCTTGCTCTTCGGTTAGAGCATCAATAGGCTTGGTGTCATGTAACAGGTAGCCACGAGTATGCTTCTTGAAGTCTGGTTGTGCTTCGTCTTTAGCCAACTCGTGATACACCCACACTGGCGGTAGGATGCCGCCTTGTAAAGCGCAAGCCATCCAGTTAGGGTCAGGCACAAGTATCTTGGCGCACTCATCAATGCTGTCCTCATAGACCACACGGTAGTCAGATTGTACCGCTTCCAGCGATTCTTTAGCCCAGCACAGTCTGTCAAATAGGTGTGTGCCTTTGAAATCAGGTGTCGTTGTCATTAGGCTAAATCTCCGTGTGCATTTATTTCAAATGCAGAATCTGATTGTGTACTTGCGTCAGTATCTATTTCTATAGCTAAAACGGTAGCCTCATCCCTGTCTGGGTTTCTTGTAACAATAAAACCAGCAGTCGTTGTTCTTGCCATAGCTGACATTGCATAAGTAACAGCAGAGAAAGCATTTGTGAGGGTTATTGAATAGTCTCCTGTTCCGTGGTCTGTCCCAGATGAACAATTAAAACTATTATTTATAGAGGCTGTAGCTGTACCATTAACCCAAGCCTTCGCACTACCATTAACAACAAAATCCGTAGTCACCGAACCTGCGGTGCTATGGGTCAGGGTATCTGCTATGATTGTACCAGCCATTATGCTAAATCTCCGTGAATACTTGCCGCACAAACATCTGGGTCAAAGGCGGTTGTGTGAGCATATTGAATATCCACACCTAGTTGTGATGCAGACTTTTCTGCTTCAGGTGTAGATACATTTGCAAGTGTGTTATTTCTAGTACCACCCCCACCACCTGTGAGTGCGCTGTACAGAGCATTGTTCATAGAATTAGTGTAATGAAATGTCGCTTGTCCAGTGCCATCATCATCAAGTGAACTTATGTTAAGGCTATCTAAAACAGCCGCAGTTCCGTCAATGTTTGAATTTACCCAAGCCTTCGCCAACCCCTGCTGAAGATTAGTAGTCGTGCTATTACCTTCGCCTGTAACGAGGATAGACCCTGCGGTGGAGGTGCCAGTGAGTTTGTTTACTAAGATTTCACTCATGCTAGGTCTCCGTTACATATTGCACAGTTATGTAGGCCATCAGCCACGTTATTGCTACTATCAGAGGTTCTCCAAGCCCTACCTGACGTTGCAGATGTATTAGTATTAAATTGATGCCTGTTATTCCTACAAATAAACCCAGCCGCCCAAGCGGCATTGTCCATATTATTAGTAAATGCGTTAGTAAAAATACCAGCAGAATCGTCCGAAATTGAAGACGTGTTAAAAGAATCATCAACAGATGGAGTGGTTTGGTCATAGTTAAACCAAGCCTTTGCCGCACTCTGATTAGTCAGCGTGACTGCACCGCCAGATGTGTTCTGGATTGTATCTGCTTTTAATGTACTCATAGTGTCACCAATGTTCCACCGCTTTCAACGGTCAATGTTACACCAGATGCTACAGTAAGTGGCCCTGTCACATTAGCGTTTTCAGTAGCAAGAATAGTTGTGTTTGCGGTTAGGGATTGTGCGTTAGTACGAAATAGACCGCCAGCTTTAAAGTTACCTTTGTTTTCAGCGGCTGGTGTAATCGTACCCGTTTGTGGTGCTAGGTAGTTTACGAAAATGTTACCTGTACCAGAGGAAGGAGCAGCAGTAAATGTTAGTGTAGTGCCATCAGGAATAGTGTATGCGGCAGTGTCTTGAACGACACCATCTACCGAAACCAACACATCCTGCACAGAAGAAACTGTAGTAGTTAAGGTAAACGTAGTATCACTACCGTCACCATTAAAGCGTTGTACAGCTTTAGTAGCTTGATAGGAACCCGGAACTTTTTGTCCAATGTAAGGCATTGTCTATTCCCTATGCGCTGATAGTGTCAACTACAGAGACCCAAACATCTGCGCTAGATGCGGTATCACTTTGTACTTTAAGTACGTCACTTGCTTGCATTACAACTTTTGCACCGCCATCTAATACTTGCAGGGCTGACCCTACAGGAATAGGTGCATCCTTAACAATGTAGTAGTCATTAGACCCATCGTTAATAAACACATCCATTAAGATTTGTGTGGTTGTAACATTAGCAATGTTGATACCAATAAGCGCATCATCAGAGTTGGCTGTACGTAGGGTTACTGCGCCTGTACCAACATTCCTTGCAATGTTTCTTTCAAAATCCTGTGCCATAATTACTCCTAATTAGTAATATACATAATTATATCATACTTGTATTACTTTGTCAACCCTATAATGCAATTGCCATAGCTACTGCAAAGCCAGCGGTTGCACCAGCAGAGGGTAAGTTAGTCAACTGTGAACCATCTACTGCTGGTAGTCTTGCTGAACCATCTAACTGTACAGCATTGTTAGCGGATGTACCTGCAGTCAATACTGCGGCACTACCTAGCCCTATATCAGTACGTGTTTCTGATGCTGACCTACTTTCAAGTCCATTAGCAGTAAATCTAGCATACTCATCATCCGCCACAGATGAACTATCAATTTTGACTGCATTAGTATTTGAGATGCCAAAGGTTAGGGATGCTTGACCACCGATATCTGAAAGAACTTCTGCAGTTGAACGACTCTCTAAACCGTTAGCGGTAAATCGTGCATACTCATCGTCAGCTACAGAGGAACTATCTACCTTGACAGCATTAGTATTTGAAATACCAAATGTTAAAGACGCTTGTGCGCCAATGTCGGATAACACTTCAGACGTAGACCTACTCTCAAGCCCACTAGCGGTAAACCGTGCATACTCATCATCAGCAACAGAAGAACTATCAATCTTCACGGCATTGGTGTTTGATATGCCAAATGTTAGTGATGCTTGACCGCCTATGTCAGAAAGCACTTCGGCTGCAGAACGCCCTTCAATAGCAGTACCATCAATACGTAAGAAGTCGTTGTCTGCTGCACCGCTAGTAAAGGTGGCTACATTACCACTAGATATACCAGAAGAAGGTATGTCAGAAGTCAATGCAACTGTACCAGCACTTGCTGGCAGTGTAACAGTTACATCTGCTGTAGAAGCAGGACCAATAAGTGTTACTGCATTTGTGCCGTTATCTGTGTCTTCTTTAAAGAGGATAGAGCCAGCAGCAGAAGCTGAACCTGTAAGAATAGGTGCTGTTAGGCTTTTGTTAGTAAGGGCTTGTGTTCCTGCAAGGGTAGCTACTGTGCTGTCAATCGCAACAGTCAGTGTGTTACTAGAACCAGAGGTATCAATGCCTGTGCCACCAGCAATGTCTAGTGTCTCACTATCTAAGTCAATGCTAAGTGCGCCACCGCTATCACCTTGAAAGTCAAGGTCAGATGCAGTTACCTGTGCGTCTACGTATGCTTTAATAGCTTTAGCAGATGCTAGTGTAGTGTCTGTACCAGCAACGCTAGACAAGTCTGTATCAAGAACACCTGACTTTAGGTTGTCTACCTCAATATTAGATACAGTGTTATTATCAACATCAATAGTTTTATTTGTTAATGATTGTGAACCTGCAAGGGTAGCTACAGTACTGTCAATAGCAAAAGTAACAGTATTACTTGAACCACTAGTATCAATGCCTGTGCCACCTGTAAGCGTGAGAGTCTCGCTGTCAAGGTCGATATTAAGTGCGCCACCTGAGTCTGCTTGGAAGTCAAGGTCTTGCGCTGTAATTGTTGTATCCACATATGCTTTAATCGACTGCTGTGTAGCCAACGCCGTAGCACTGTTAGAGGATAAAGTATCTTCATCTAATATATCCGTGACTGTAGTAGTCGGCATTGCAATGCTGTCAACGTATGCAACACCATCAATATAAAGGTCTTTAAATTCTTTACCACTAGAACCTAAATCAATATCGCTATCAGTAGTAGGTTCAATTACACCGTCTTTAACTACAAACTGTTCAGTAGATGTGCTAGATACATCAATACTAAATTCAATTTGATTATTTGTGTCATCTACAACAACTTTGTTTTTAGGCGTAGCAACACCGGGGTCACCAATCAAACCAATGACTGGACCTTCTGCAGCTGTGCCGTCATGCTTATGACCTGATGTATTACTAAATACATTTACTATCTGGTCAAATTCATTATTGCTATCAGCTGCATCAATAATATCTCCATCAGTATATGAAGACTGTCTAGTATAACCTGCCATTAGCGTCTTGCTCCTGCGTCAAATTCTAACTGAAATCCGCGTAATGAATAAGGTGCGGATGCTCCTCTGTCATTTACTCGTAGTGCTATTGCAAACCCACTACCTTCAATTGATTGTCGTACAAGTGGGTTGGACTGTCCACCGTAGGTTGCTGTACCATATGCAGATGTGCCATAGATAGCAACTACAGTAGCGGTATCAAACGGGTATGCAGCAGGTCTTGCTACGTCAGGTGCTTCATAATCATATCGTACAAACAAGTCTGCATTCACAGCAGCTTCAGGTGCATAGTTAATAATTACACGCTGAAATGTTTTACGGATACCAGCATCACCCATTGATAAATCTGGTGAACGATACTTGCCAGTAATTACGTTACCATCAAAATCGTTGCCTTGTTCTTGGCGATATACATATCCATCATAATCACCATGAAGAACTATGCTTTCACCACCAGTAACTACGAAATCTGTAGAACTAGGACGGATACCTTTTAAGTCTGAAAACTCGTAAGCGTCACCTTTACGTACAGCAATCACACCTTTAGTATTATTTCGTGTAATATCAGTGTCTGAAAAGAAAAGACGATATTGAGTTTTGTCTGGTATAATTACGCTATCATATTCAGCAACATCATTTAAACCTTCAAACCGTTGCTGTATCTGTCTACTAATTGTACCAAGTTCAACGTCACCAATTCTTTCTGTACCAGCAACTGTACGCAGTCCATCCGGTCCTAAGAATACTAAGTCACCAGCAAATTCCTGAATAGTAAAACCATTAACGCAACCAATTTCTCTAGTTACAGGTTGTACTACAAAGTCAGCAATAGTATTACCTACTAATTTAAATATGCGTTCTTCACAAAAAATGTATAGTGCATCACGAAAAGGAAACAATCCAGTAATTTTACTATCTACATTTATAGTACCTGCACCATTTGCTGCACTAAAATCATTGTCAGTAAAAGGAGCAGTAAAAGTAATTGCTTGTGGGGTACTAGACATACCAGCAAAGAATAGTGCATCTTTAAAGCCAACTACAAATTTTGGATTGGCAGGTGCGCCTGTGGCATTTAAATCTGTTACTGTACTGCCATCATACTTTGTTGCATGGTTTGCACCATCAGCCCACACAATAAAATCTGTACCAGCTAGATTATAGCGAAAGTGTGTATACTTTCCAGCACTACTTCTACCTGTATCTATTTGTGACCAAGAACCTGTTTTACCAGCTTCGTGTATCTTACCGCCACGTGCTGCAATAACTTTATTATTAAAGTGTGCGCACATTAGAACTTTTTCAGAAGCACTTGCATCTTGTGGAACAATGTTTGTATTCCACTTTGCGTAACCCGATATACGGCGATAACCACCTTTAATGTCTGGCTCAAAATTCTGTAGTTCTAAAGCCATGCCGGGTTGCATAGCAAAGGTAGAACGGTCTAATACTAGGCCACCTTCACAAGCAAAGACAAAGGGGCTAAGTCCTGATTCATCAGCCATGTCTTATGCTCCTGATGGAAATATAGAAGTACCGTATCTCTGTGATTTTGGTAAATAAGTAGACCTTATATAGTCATAGCTGTTTAAGTACAAACTCTGCATATGTTTAATTCCATCCTCAAAACGTGCAAAGTTAATTCCATACTGCTGTGCCTCACCACGATACTGATATCCATAAGCAGTAGCACCATCTACAAGCACCTGCCGAAACTGTTCAGGTATTAATGGTACATCTGTAGCAGCTGATAGTGTTGTAGGTTTTATATAGGCATCAAACTTTAGTGTATATGCAGCGTCTGGATATGGATATAAACCGTAGTTATTATCTGGTGTTCTAAACACAAAAATAGGCACACCGCCTACGTCACTTGTTGTTTCTTGGTCAATATATTTGTCTACATATTCTTTGTAGTCAAGTACGCGCAAGCTAACGCCTGATACACTAAGGGTAGCATCTTTTGATATTCTAAATGTTTCATAGTCTGCATGATATACTGTGCTATCAAAAGCATAACGAGTAGTACCTGCGACTAATGTTTTTGTTTGTTCAGCGTGGCTAAAACCCCAACCAAACTCACGTTGAAATACATAATTAATGGCATCGTTTACCGCGTTCTTACATTGTGTTTGAAAACCTCTGGCAGTAGAAAACGAAGCACTTGTTAAAGCAACTTCGTTAAAACGAGCAAGAACTTCATTAGTAATGTCAAGATATGTGTATGCCATTATACATCCTTAAAATAGAGATGAAGGGGCAAGTTGCCCTGCCCCCTCAATTATTTAAGCTAGAGCGTCACGAGCCACGTCAGCAGCTTCCATTTCACCCATTGCGCTTACATCCATCATTACGGCAAAGACACGAATCTCACCAGCAGTAAAGGATGCACCACCACCAGCAAGGGTGAGGTCCAGAGTATCCGCAGAGCCAATAACAAGGTCAGCAGAGACAGTTACGCTAGGTGCATAAGCACCATCAGCAGCACCGTCAATG